AGTTCCATCTGTTCTTACAGCGAGAGATACTGGTTGTTTATTTTCTGCAGTACCCCAACGAACCCAGCCAGAACTAATAGTTCCAGATGTAGCAAGTTCGGTTGCATGCTCAACCCATACTCCAGATACACCAACCATAAACTTACGTGCGGTTGTGCCAATGAAAGATACACCTATAACATCAGATGAATCTGTAGATAAATCCGCAGCGTAGGCATACCCATTATCTACTGGCTGACCAAGGTCAATACGCCATAGACCCTTGTTGGTATTGATTGCATAGTTACGTGTTGCAAATATATATCTGTTATAGAAGGCAATGTCTTGAACATCTCCGACCACGTTTAGTGGTCCGTATGTAAACCCTAGTCCGTCTGTGCTTTGGTTACCAATACGAACGCCAGCAGTTGTTGCCATAGCAACAAACTCATTTAGGTATGTACGTATCTGGTGAAGTGTTTCACCACGTGGTAACTCTGCAATAACTATTGGGTCTTTGATAGCAGCAAGAGGTGATGCTTCATCAATAGCAAATGACAATACACGGCTGATAGCGCCAAGCGTGTAGCCAACAATGATGGCGCTGTTAAGTTCACCAACAGAGTTCCATACAATAGATGTATCTTTGAACGTATACCGTTCTTCTGTATTGCCAATAGTTACTGGTGCTGCTGATGGAAACCTAGATAGCTCGTACACTACAGACTGAGTAGTATCTTCTTTAACTCCAATAACAATGCGGTCTTTGACAAAACCAATTGCCTGGACTGTAAATGTTGTTACGCCATTTGGCTTAGCCCAAATCTTAGATACGGTCATCGATGTGCTGACTGTGTATATACCATCACTTGCACCAACGATTGCACTGTTACCGTCGCTAGCTACAACTTGAGCAGTTACAGATGTAGCAAGAGATGTCGATGTACTAGCTCCAGTTGAGCCGTTGTAGTAATAGACATTACCACCCTGAATATAGAAAGCTCCGTTTGTTACTGTTGCTGGCTTAGCCGTAATAGCTGTTGTTGATACCTGTGTTGTCTTAGGTAATAGTTTTATCTCACCAATATTCCATACATCCATATTGTAGGATTCATAGAATCTATATTGGTCAGATGCGTCAGCGTCATAGTAACGCTCTCCAGCACCATGATGCCAAGATGTAGCAGACCGCAGCCACCAGTTAGACAAAGAGTTTTCACCAGCAGATGTTCCCTGGTCAATACGTTCTTTCTGGTAAGTCGTAGTGATACGACTGATACGGTTCTGGTCAGATGCCCCAGATAACCATGGCGTATTACCGATGGCATAGCTTGCAGCAAAATCCTCTCGCTTGTATTTAACAAGCGCTGTTGGGATTGCTTGGCTAAGGATAATCGGTAGGTCGCCAACAAGTTCCTTATTCGTAGTTGCCACGGTTTACCTCTACTTCTTGGGACAGTGCTGGCAGCACTTAGATGTGTCTTCCTTTATTACTTTCTTATCTGGCAGTGGCTTGATTACAGCCTTGACTTGATTAATAAGTTTTGGTTGATTCATCCACCAGAACCAAGGACTGGTGTCATTGCCATGACCATCGTTGATAGAAATATGCAGATGTTTATTGTGCGGATTGCTACCAGTATATTTTCTGTTACCTTGCTTGGCTCTTTCCTTAGACCAAATCTTTCCTTGAAAGATTAGGTACTTGACTCGTGCATCCTCTTTTAGTTTTTCAAAGATAACAGCACAGTCAATGCCATTGGCAGGGTCATGGGTGAGGTCGACTGCTAGCCCAGTATTGTGGTCCGAAGTTGGACTCGCCTTCAGGTGAGCTGCACTTGGCAACAATCCGTCCGACAACTTCTTTCGCTTCGGCGACAATGCCGTCGCCTGGCGCAGCACAGCAATAGCAGCAGGCGTGGCTTTCTTGGTTACAGGTTTCATTCATTTCACTTTCCTGCTATTAGTTCAAATAAACTGTCAACGCGCTTCTCTAATCTGTCGATGGAGTCACGCATACTTGTGCCAGAATTCGGCTTAAGTTCAGCAAGGTAGTGCTTGACTAACCAACGAACAGAGCCAGCAAAGCTGGCGACTATTGTGGTAACCGCTACGGCGATACCAGCCCATTCGTTGGTGCTCATTATTCTGTCTTTCCGAACGCTGAATCAGATGTATCTAGAGCGCGGAGCACGACGGGCAACACTGCCACGACTCCTGCTGTGAAGATAGCCTTGAGCCCCGCTGCGTCAAGAGTGAAGATATCCCCACCAGTAGCAGTAAAGGCAGCAAGGCAAGCACCGATAAAATGGCGGACGTAGCTTTTAATAGCTGCAAAAGTTTTTTCATTCATTTATATCTCCTTATTACTTTTTAATTATTTCAAAGAATACTTTTACCCATTCTTTATTAAAGTTATCCCATTTCCAAATATAATTTTCTCCATCTTCTGGTTTTGGAGTAGGGGGTATCCATTGAAATGTGTTACGGTCTAGCAGCCAAGAATCATAAGGTTTTGGCGGTATAAATGCATCAAATTCTGGACTATATATAAATCCTTTAGAAGCATAATTTTTTCTAAATGGGACTCCGCCACTCTTATGAGTATTAGCATATGTATTATATGAAGTACGAAGACATCTCATGTTATGAAATTCTCCATACCATTCTTCTGGAGTTTTTCCTTCTATAAGTTCGTTTTCTTCGACTCCAGTTATTACCTGAACTACTATATTGTTTTCATCTAATAAAGCATAATGTGCCATTATGACCAACTCACATTTCCGCTACCAGCAGTAAATACCTTGTAAGAATAAGAACCATCAGTTCCTGTTGCATCGGCAGTAAGCCCCGCACCGACTGTAATACTTCCAGAAGAAGTAAGCCAACGAAGAATAACTACACCAGAACCACCGCCAAAGCCGTTTCCGCCACCGCCACCTGTATTTGCAGTTCCACCAGAAGAGCCTGAAGTTCCTCCACCACCAGTTCCACCAGAACCTTCGCTTCCATTAGTTCTAAATTTTCCACCGCCACCGCCTCCGCGGGTTACTGAAGTTCCAGTAATTGTAGAAGCAAGTCCATTACCACCATTTCTATTTCCACCTTGGTCTGGAGTAGCGCTTCCTACTGCACTTGCACCACCGCCACCAGCGCCACCGTAGCCATCGCCACCAACTCCACCGTTGTTACCTTGATTGGCAGTTCCAAGTCCGCGACTTCCGCCGTCATTACCACCACCGCCAGAACCACCGCTGTTACTAGCAGCATCATCAGTGCTTGCACCACCGCCACCAGTAGATGTTATGGTTCCAAATACAGAGTTTCCGCCATTGTTTAGACCCTGAGCGCCACCAGCGCCAACTGTTACTGTGTAGTTTGTTGATTTATTTACAGCAGCTATGGGTTCTGCCGATGAATTGGCTCCAGAAGTACCGTAAGAAGTTCTGTAACCTCCTGCACCACCACCGCCACCGTTGTTACCACCGCCACCACCGCCACCAGCGACAACAAGAAAATCAATAAAAATGAAACTTGGCATAGTTGCGGAGTTAGAGGCATCAGAATCTAGACTATCCCCATTAGCATTTGTTGCTTTTACTTTGAAGGTATAAGAAGAGCCAGCTACTAATTGACCTTCTGTAAAGGTATAAGATGTAGAACTTGTTGTTGCTGCTGTTCTAGAAGTGGCAGCAGTTGTTCCATTTAGGTATGGAGTAATAGTAATAGCAGAAAGATTTTTATTACCATTGCTTCCATTAGTCCATGTTACAGTAATAGTGTTTTGAGAAGTAGACGCAGTTGCTGTTCCAATGGTTGGTGCTTGTGGAACAGTAGTTACTTCAATTGCTGATGGAACAGAGTTTGGAGATGTGCCAAAACCATTATATGAATTACCGTAGTATGTATATGTTCCACCTAATCCAACGCTGAGAGTTACAGTTGTTGACGATGTTGTTGTTTGAAAAACCGTAGCTGTTGAAGTTGTAGTTGATACCGCGGTATATCCTAATGGAGCACCACCAGTTGCTTGTGGCGTAAAGGTAAATGAAAGAGCGCCGCTTGTATAAGCCCTTGATGTTCCAACATCTGTTGCCGTAACAACAGGAGTTCCAGCAGGAGCAGAACAAGGAACCCAATCTGTTCCGTTGTAAATTTCTAAAATACCATCAGTGCCGTTGTAAAAAACATCACCAGTCGCTGGGCTTCCTGGTCGTTGAGCAACTGTGCCTGTTGGCACACCACCCTTAAAAGGATATTGTTGGAATGTCATTAGTTAATCTCCACCCCACTAATATGAATATTTACTGCAGTAGTTGAGGCAAACCCAGTAATTGTTTTAGGTGTTGCATCAGCAGGAATAACCTGCTTCATATCAAACCCAACTACCGAGTTAGCATCTAACTTAACCGCTGGTACAACCACTACGCCATCGATTGCGATAGTTGCAGTCGACTGAGAAGTTGCAGTATTAGCAATGACGATATTGGTCACCACTGCCAGGGTGCTCGTATTAGGAGCTGTGTATAGTGTTGCGCTAGATGTCGCTGCTGCAGTTCTAGCCAGCACTTTAGTTGTCGTAGCCATTAGTTACTACCTTTCTTAATACGCGCCCATGATGTTCATGAGCGTTATGTCTATTTCTTTGGAGTTAGAATCAAGAGATGCAAATGTTGCTGACACAAGTTTGGTCAAACCATTTAATGTTGTAACCGTTGTACCAGAAGCAATAAGTGTTGAGCCAAGCGTTGGTGCTGAGTAAGCACTAGCTGAGTTGATTGCAGCCCAGGCAGAACCAGTCCATACTGACATCTCACCAGTTGATGAGTTAAAATACAATGCACCAGTAAGTAGTGCATTACCATCATTATCTAGCGTTGGTGGGGTTGTCTTAGAACCAAGGTATCTGTCATCAAATTGGTCATAAACAGTTGCTGCGCTAGTGGCAGAAGTCTGCGCCGAACTTGCTGAGGTAGCAGCCGAAGATGCAGATGTTGCTGCAGATGAGGCAGAGGTCTGTGCTGATGTTGCAGATGTAGATGCAGAAGTTGCACTAGTCGCTGCAGCCTGAGCATGATACTTAGCAGAGTATTCTCCACCAGCTACTGGTCCAGAAGTAAGTGTTGCCCAATCGTTTGCAACAACTGCTGAAGCAGCTGCCGATGTAGCACTTGTTGCTGCAGCGGTTGCACTATTGGCAGCGCTTGTAGCGCTGGTTGCAGCAGATGTTTGTGATGTTAACGCACTTGATGCCGACGTTGCAGCAGAACTTGCACTGGTAGCAGCAGCGGTAGCCGAGTTAGCAGCACTGGTTGCAGAAGTCTGGATAGCAGCCACGGACGCAGCAGCAGTAGTTGCACTGTTGGCTGCAGAAGTCGCAGAGGTAGCAGCAGCGGTAGCGCTTGCTGCAGCAGACGTTGCCGAAGTAGCAGCTGAGGTTTGGCTAGTTAAAGCAGATGATGCGCTGGTTGCTGCTGCAGTAGCGGATGCTGCTGCAGAGGTAGCAGATGTGGCTGCTGCGCTAACGCTAGCTGCCATTGTACTAGCTGAGGTAGCTGCTGAAGACGCACTAGTTGCTGCACTAGCTGCGGAAGTTGCTGCAGCTGTTGCTGAGTTAGCAGCGCTGGTAGCAGAAGTTGCAGCAGCCGTAGCGGAGCTAGCAGCTGCGGTAGCAGACCCAGCGACATTATCTACATAAGCTTTAGTTGCAGCATCAGATGTTGATGCTGGCGTAGAAAGACCAGTAATTGCAGCACCAGTAATCGTACCGCCAGTGATTGTTGCAGTAGATGTAAATGAACCAGAAAGCGTTCCGCCCGAATACGTTTTAGATGTAAGAGTTTGTGCTCCACCAGTTCCAACAATATCTCCAGTTACTCCATGTGCGTTGGTTGCTGCCTCATGAGAACGGAAGTCAGAGAAGTCTAATGCGGAAACACCATGTTCTACAGTTGCTCCAACCGAGTGTGCTTTAGAGCTCGTGCCATCAACACCACGAGTTACTGTATACGCAGTACCAACAAGACCAGTGACCGTTACGATTTCTTCGTTAGCGGTATCTTTCTCAAGAATAAGTGTGAATGGATACTGCGATGGTAGACCAGATGCAGCAGCCAGTGACAAGCTTGTGCTTGTCGTACTCGCATCAATCGCGCTAGACAGTGTTGTCTTCGCAGCGGTTGAGCTATAATAACGTGCAATTGATGGCATGTATTACCTCGTATACTGTATTGTGTTTAGGAAGTTGGCTTGTTGCTTAGCGATTTCCTCGCTGAGGCGAACGGTATAAAGCTGGAAGATATACTTTGCAGCGTTGGTAGACGCTCCAGCTTGGACTGGTTGGTCGAGTGCATCTGCAGATACTGTAGTTGCCGTAACCTTTCCAGGGTCTACTGTTGACAGTAGGCGATACATAGCACCAAGACGAACAACATCTTCGCAGGATGCTGGAAGACCACTAACAGTTAACTCTTGGTTATCCGTAATAGTGGTTGGAAATTTTGTATATTGAACATTGACTGTGCGACCAGGCATTGGTGATTCTTTTAGAATCAAAGCCTGTTTGATGGATGCTGTAGTTGCATCATAATAATTCTTATCAACTCGGTAGTTCTTAATAATCTGCCATACACCTGTTGAGTCTGGTACATCCCATGAAATTCCAGTTATGTCCTCTAGTGCATCTGGCATAATGTATGAATAGTCAGAGCCGTTAAATGTAAATGTATAGTATGTAATACATGGGAAGTTCATTGCCTTGATGGTTTCATTGATAGCTCTTTTAACCTGAGCCTTAGGGAAGATTGGGTTGTTTCTAACAACCGAACCAACTACGTGACTTGTTGCTGTGGTTCCACGCCAGCCACGACCAATAATATTTCCAGTAGTTCCAAGGACTTGAATAGTTCCGCTGGTTGGGATAACTTTCTTTAGATAGATGAGTTCGTCATCTATCTCAACGATGCCTTTGCTTAGCGCAGTAGCATCATCAACCAACATGGTTGCGTCGCCAGCAGTTGTGGCGCTAGTAATAACCGTAACTGATTCTTGGTTTTTGACGTAAGAGTTAACTTCGCCAAGGGTCTGTTCGGTCAGCTGGTTTAGTGTTGCCATTATGCTTGCGCTGCCCTTCCGATAAGGTCAGATGCTCTGACCGCTTTTTGAATATCTTTCATTTTTGTTGAAGCAGGTTGAATTCCTAGCTTGCGAGCGTCACGATATGCGCTCAATTCTTTATCTGTGTTTTTAATATCGGCTGATACACGCTCATTGCTAATACTTAAATTAGCTGCACGAAGGCATTCTCCCCAAGACTCATGGTCTTGAGTTGCACATCCACTTCTACACTTCGACAATGTATTCACCATATCCTGCAGCAGTTAACTCTGCTGCCTCTGCATCGGTAATTGGGTTGTCATATCCACCACGAAGCACCTTGTCATAATCTGCCAAACTACTGTCTTGTGGTGAAACTATGGTTGACCAGGTTCCATTCTTCTTTACTACAGTCTTGCCCCATGGATAAGAAACAAACCAAAGGTCGTATTGACGACCAAGTTTGATTGTCATGGTTGGTCCACGAAATATCTTTGCCATTACCATTTCACCTTGTCTGCCCAGTATGCTGCGGACATAACGCCCTTAGATATATTCTTGGCATGACGAGCCTTAAATGATTGGCGACGTTGGCGGTAAGACTTTGTTTCTCCAGCCTTCTTAGGGGAGCCTGATACGCCTTGCTGACCAAACCTAATTGTCTTTACCTGTGAGCCAGACTTGGCTACAACAACGTGAGATTTGGTTGGATGGTTCGGAGTACGCTTAGGCTTATTAAAGCCCGCTACGCCCGCCCTCTTTAGCCTTGGGTCCATTCTTCTTATACTCCCCGACTTTTCCTAGTATCGACTGGATACGTCCGTCTTTACGAAGACGAACAATCATTCCATCTTTAATCTGTATTGGGTTGAAACTATGTTTCGATTTGTACTTACCCGATGACATTACTTTTTCTTTAGCTTAGGCTTCTTTACTGCCATCTTCTTGCCTACTTTTTTAGCTTCTGCTTTAGCCATTGCCATACCTTTTGCAGTGTATGGAAATTCTTTCTTTCCTACTTTTGGCATTATTCTTCATCCTTTTCTGTAAATTCTGGTGACTCTAATTCCCAATCGGGTAGATGACGAACCATTAGTTCCCACGCTTCGCCTTCTGTAAAACCTGCTTGTGCAAAAGAGTTGTACAATTCATGTGCTTGATGTGCATACTCTTGGAGTGGCGTAAAGAAATCTAGTGGTAGTTCTTCAGCCTTTTTCTTTTTAGCCATTGTTCTCCTTGCGTGAAGAGGGGTGGTTGCCCACCCCTCCCACTTTGTAAACTACGCAGATGCGATGCTTGACTTGGTCTGAATGACGTAACGTGCTTCCTTGCGGTAAACGTTCCATCCAAGAAGACCCTTCCATCCAGCAGGACGGAAACGCATCAACTTATCTGTTACAGGACCGATAACTGTCTTTGGCTCGTAAGAAACAGCCTCAACAAGAGCCTGCTTTCCGAGAAGAACAGTTGCGTATACCTTTGAAGTGCCAGAGCCAGAGATTGACTCGCAGCGTGGAGATTCGATATAACGAACCTGGTCGTAGATACCGATTTCACCATTCCAAAGGTTGGCAACGCCAGCCTCTGTGTAAGTGTGAGGCAACTGCCATACAGCAGAACCAGAGGTCTGAGCTTCGGAACGAAGGTCATAAGACACATCTGGGTGAATAAGTGCTGTGTAGAGTCCGCCATCACGTGGCTGTACGTTTGCGCCACGAAGCTTTGCAACACCCTTACGTGCAAGAGCTGCAGTTAGGTATGGAGCAGTGGTGCTTGAAGATACGTTTTCACCGTTGATGGTTGATTCATCAGCAGAAGTTGTACCCGTGTAACGCATTGTTGCAAGAGAGGTGAGCTTGTTCCATACTAGGGAGTCAAGCGAGTCACGCATGTTGAATGACAACATGTCTGCAACAGCTGGGTCGATTGCTGAGATTGACTCAAGAGCCAAGCGCTCAGTTGTGATTACGGCATTACCGTATTCATCTACTGTAACATTCACCTTGTTGGTGTTGTTAAGTGTTACTGCATCTGGGTCTTGTGTTTGAGTCAGAGCAGTGGTGTTGCGTGACAAATCCTGGTAGATTTGAAAGACGACGGTGTTACCTGGGTTTGTTACATCGACAGGACGCTTGTCCGCAAACTTGCGGAACATTGGTTCTGAACGAAGGTTAAACTCAATGTACTTGTCATACGCCGTCTGAATCAAGTTCGACATTGTTGATGTCGTAGTTGATGTTGCTGGTGTAGTAGGCATGATTTCCTTCTAATTGGGGTTGATTGTGGACGTATCAGCCTTTGAGTAGGTTACTTAGTTCCTCTGGCGAACCTGCGTTCGCAATACGAGAAGCTAAATCTTGACCAACGAATGGGTCAATAGAGCCATCATCAAAGTCTGACATTCGCTCATATGATTGAGCGTCAGGGGACTCAGTCCCCTCTTCAACGGCTTCGATACCAAATGCATCGCCGTATTCATTTAACCATTGTGCGACAGCATCCTCGTCCGCTTCAACTTCATCTGGGATGAATTTTGCGATTCGTGGATTAAGTCCGAAACTTTCTAGGATTTCGCCAATAGATGCTTCGTGACTTTGTGTAGTGAACTCTGCAAGGATTTCATCGCGTTCCTTAATTTGCTTGGAAAGCGCATCAATCTGTTTGCGAAGTTTCTTCACAAGGTCAGTTCCACTGCCATTGTCTTCATCTTCGTAGTCGTACTCTAGGTATTCTTCTGCCATTGTTTTCTCCCTTTATTAGTAGTTAAACCCTCATCGGGTTTTGCACCACACGTACTCCTCAGCAGGGGTACTGATTCGTAGACGTGATGACTTCCAGACTTATACACATCACCAGGGCTGGACGGTCTGGGACGGAATCTATTAAACGTCAGGTGTTCTTAGACGAGAACCCAACGATGTCTTCTCAATAGCGCCTCGCTGTTGGAACTTGGCGCGTTCTTTAGATGCAAGCTTCTTGGTCTTGATACCAACTTCAGCACCACCAGCAAGACCAAGCGCTTCACGAGCTAAGTCTTCTGTGCCAGCAGTTTCGCCATATAGTGACATCAAGCGTCGGTAATCTTCTTGTTCACGAGCTGCACCTTGGAAGGCACGTTCAGCAGAATCTGCCTTACCTGCCTTGGTAATCTCTTCAGCAAATTCTCTAGAGATACCTGTGTCAAATCCTGCACGAGTAGCAGCACCACCGACTTCAGCAGAGGTGTACATTAACTTGGCTTTCTCTGTTGAGTACTGGTAACGAGAGTTGATAGCATCAAATGCCTTCTCGTTATCTAATAAATAAGCAACTAAGTCGCCAGTAGTTAGACCATAATAATCTTTAAGTGACTGAACAATCTGCTGGTCTGCTTTTTGTAACGCATTCTGTGCAATATTGACACGTGCTGTAAATTCACCAATGCTGATTGAGTTAGCAATAAGATTGCTTAAATCTTCTGGTTGGTCGTAAAAGTTAACAGGCAAGTTCGCTTCTTGCATGATTTCTCTATAGCCATCTTCAGCTGCAATGTATTCTGCAGGGGCTAGAAGTCTGTCGCCAGGGCGACCCTTACCATCTGCTATACGTTTGCGGATAGCCTCGTTAGCAGCAAACCGTGTCTTGTATGCATCACTGGTATAGATACTGTTAAGAACCTGTGCATCGGTAGGCATAATGTTTTCTTCATAGACTTTGTCTATGGTGTCAACTAGTGACTTAATAAATGCATCACCAAGTCCTGTATTCTCAAACATCTTCATGACTGAGTCACGAGCACCAAAGTCCTTGTAAGATTCAATTAACTTACCAAGAGAACCATCTGACATCTGCTCATATACTTCAACAACGCCACCAGTTTTACGGACTGTGCGTGTACCAGTAACCTTTGGCTTTGCAGCATCGGCTGCAGCAGCAGCCTGCATAGATGCAATCTGTGCTGTTAACGCTGCAATCTGGTCAAGTACGGCTGCGTTAGCAGCAGCATCGGGACCAGCTCCACCTGCGCCTGGAATCAAATCTGGGAATGGGCTAGGTGTTGGGGTAGGCGTTGGGGTAGGTGTTGGTGTTGGGGTAGGAGTCGGTGTAGGAGTCGGCGTAGGCTCTGGCGTAGGCTCTGGGGTTGGTTCAGGCGTAGGCTCTGGCGTAGGGGTTGGAGTCGGGGTTGGTGTGGGGGTAGGAGTCGGTGTTGGGGTAGGAGTTGGGGTTGTAACTGGTTTATTTTCAACGCCAACTTTTACCGTAGTCCCAGACCAAATCATATTGCCACCCTCATACTTAGGGTTGGTCTTAAATTTAGGGTTTAATGCATAAAGTTCTTTTAATGATAAATCATTAGCAGCAGCAATAGCTGAAAGAGTGTCACCAGGTTTAACAGTTACTGTTACTGGGACTTGTTTTGTTGCAGCTTGAGAAGCAGCATTAGCAGCTTGCATTTGAGAAAAGCGAGCTCGCTCTGCAGCATCTTGCTGTGCAGCGGTTTGTACGGAAAGTACTGAATCACGAAAATCGTCATATGCTGCCATGTTTACCCCAAGAATCCGAAGTCTTTAAGAATACGTGAAGCAATAGAAGTCTTCTCCTCTTTTGCTGTTTGGGTTGTATCCCACTTAGCGCTACGACGTGCAAGCTTTTTTGTGTCGTACAAATTCATTGTGGTAAAGTTGCCCTTTTCATCTTGCATGTTAATAGCTCTTTGTACATAATCATCATTAAGGTCGACTTCGGAAATATCCATTTCCCAAGTATCTGCAATAGCCTTAAGCCATGGGTCTGCAGCCTCACGAAGAGTCTGACCTTGGTCAATAAACTTAGCTAAGCCAGGAGCAAAGGACTTTGCTCTAGCCTGTAGGTCATTATCAACATCTTCTGGGTTAAGAGTTCCAGCAACTAGACCCTTCATGCTTGCTTCGAACCACTTATCAAAGCTTGCATTAGATGTTGTCTGTTGGAAACCGTAATCACGAGCCATGCCGTATAACTTGCTAGCCATGGTTTCTAGCTTTCCAGCTAGACCAGTGTAGACAACACGACCATCAATAGAGTTTGTCTTAACAAACTTGATTGAGTCAGCCATTAATTTGTTTAGATAGTCTTGGTCGAATCTAACAACCTTGCCATCCTTGATGATGGCTTGCTTCATCATGTTGTTGGCATATTCAATAGCCTGGTTTGCTGAGATGGTAAGTCCCATTGCAGCATATTGCTTAACAATGTTACTTGCATTCTTTTGTAAGTCTGCAGCAAACTGACCTGGGTTAGTTGCTCTTGCGTAATCATATGAACGCTGAGTATCTGTCTGGTCACGATACCAAGATGTACCTTTAACGATAGCTTCCATCAAGGCTGGGTCAGTAACCATTGGACCTACGTCATTACCGTTGGCATCTTTGCCAAGGATTCTGTTAAGTGCAGCCAATAGACTTGGGTCATTGTTGATAACAGCAGCAGTAATTCCGAACTGTGCCTGAAGTTGTGCCATAGACAACTTATCAGTTGCCATTGCTACGGTTGTTGAAGAACCAGCAGATGCGTTTGTATTACCGCTAAACCAGTTAGGGTTATTGTTTACGCCAGTCATTGGCACTACGGTTGCACCACCAGTATATGGAAGGTTAGTCGTGCTGGCTCCGCCAGTATATGGAAGATTAGTTGTTGCAGGCTTGTTAGATGTAGTTCCTGCTGTAGCACCAGCCTTGGCTGTTGCAGTAGCTGGAGCCTTACCAGGAATTGTTAGTTTAGTACCAGCAAAGATTGTGTTACCACCGTTGTACTTAGGGTTTGTTGTAAGTACAGGGTTGGCTTTCTTGATTGCAGCAACCGTGGTTCCATTTGCCTTAGCAATAGAGCTAAGAGTCTGACCAGATTTAACCGTTACTTTTGTGTCAGCCACTACTCAACCACCGTTCCGATAGCATTAGGGTCTTTAAGGACACCCTCAATAATCTTCAAGAAGTTCTTTGTTGCAAAAGATTCTGCGAAGTCGGGACGACTTCTAGCAAAGTTCTGTGCATAGATAGCAGGGTCGAATCCAGTTGTTTGAGTTGCCTTAGTTGTACTGGTTCCAAGGAGTCCACCCTTGCCTGGGGCAGTAGTGGTTGACCCTTCATAGATTGCTGGTTCCTTTTTGGCAGCAGCGTTAACACCTTTAAGGTAGGCATCAATCTCTTCCTTGGTAGCAGTTCTACCAATTTCAGATTCAAATGTCTTGGTTAGATAATCAGCAGCATTAGATGGGCTGTACTGTGTTGTGGTTTCGGTACGGCTCTTAGTAGTTCCGTACTTCTTTGTACTGCCAGTTCCGCCTGTATAGCTTGCTGGATTCCATACGTTGAGGTACATCTTTGGGTCGCCAGTTGCGCCAGACCCAGGAGTTCCTACCCAGTCAACAGCATCATCCCATACTGACTGCCACTTGCTTTCTGGAATACCAGCCTTCTTAAGAATTGCAATAAAGCTTTCGTAGTATTTACGAACTTCGCTACCCTTTTTAGCTGTGGCTGCGCTGTACTTAAACCAAGACTTAGCCTGGACATCGTTGATGCCAGCCTCTGGGTTAATACCAGGAAGCTTGATAGGAGCAATGTTTAACTTCTTTGCAGCTTCTGCATCTTTGACTGCTTGTTCGTATTCAATCAATGCTGCTTGATACTGCTTGTCGCCTATCTTACCTTTTGGGTAATCCGAACGCTTTGGTTTCTTCACTTTGTCACCACGAATTCATTGTCTAGTTCTGGCATGTTGTTTAACCATCTTGTGGCAAATGCATCAAATTCATCAGATGCTGTCTGTAGGAAGTCATAGTGGAACTGTGCAAACTGCTGCTTTAGCAACAGCTTTCTTTCATCACTATTGTTTGGTCGGTCATACTCGTCCTTAAAGTTACGAGCCTTGCCCGCCCAGAAAGCGATTTCTTCCCACTTGGTATTGCCAGTTGAGTACGCATACGTTCTCCAATCAAGATTCTTGGAGATTGTTTCAACTGCTGCAATGGTTCCATTCCAGTAGTCTTTACGTTCTTCGTCGCGTTGCTCCACCCAGCCTTTGTAGTCATTCTCAATGTCATCTACCATGTCGTCAAAGACACGCTTGATGCCAGAGTATTCGTACCTAGCTTCATAGGTTGAGGCAATTCCATACTGCTTCATCATGGCGTTGCGCCAATCAACAGCCTTCTGGTACTCAGCCCAACCAACACGAGCCTGAGTTGACTTCTTTAGCTCGTCTTCGGTTTTCTTCTGAGTAATAGGGTTATTAAACCCTCCAGCAAACTTCATCCTTTTATAGATAGAAGCTACTTCTGTTGAGTAATCATTTGGTCCACTACCAGTACCTGCAATATCACCATAACCAGATGACAACATTCCAGCATACTTTGTATTGGTATTACCTAGTTCTTCTAGTAACTTAGTACTATTACGAAGAACCTTAATATCATTCATTGTTGCAGCTACGCCTGCAACATTCTTTTGGTTAGACCCGACAAGTGCTAGGGAATCCATTCCCCACTCATCAATCATAACCTTCTGTGCAATGTCGTAATCGCCATTAGCCATCTCGACCAAGTCTGCATAGTAAGAAGTAGCAGCACGAGTTACTGGGTCAAATGTCGCTGAGATAGGTGCGTTGAACTGAACAACAGACCTGATAAATGCCATGTTGCCAGCTGCCTTAGCAGCAGATTCCATCGTAGGCGGTTGACCAATACGACCATTTGCTACCCATTCAGAGAAACCTTTACGCCACTGAGCATAAACCTCATCGGTAAATCGTTCACTCTTCTCGAGTCCGATAAGCGAGAACGCTGTACGGATTGGGTATGGCAACTTGCCTGAGTCAATCAATGATTGAGCATAGGCTGGAACCATTGTGTTCTTTACTTTCTCGGCAAGATTCTTGCCTTCTACTGGATATCCTCCATATAGAATGCTTGATTCATAAACATCATCGCCAAGTGTTTCACGTAGTGCTGTGGCTACCTGCTCACCGTAAAGCTTCCATGGACCAACACCAAATCCGTTATCAATAATTTCAGATATTGTTGCTGTGCCAAACCAAGAGATAGATGGGTCTGCAACCATGAATTCCATTTGCTTAGGGTTGAATTTCATTCCACCGCCACGAGCATCTGTATATGGCTTTAACGCTGTCTTGACCCAATTAGGTAACTTATCTCCATATGGAAGTGGGTACTTAACAGATACCGATACTCCAGCAGGAACATCCTTGATTGAAGAGTAAGTGTTTCCATCTTGGTCTTCATAAGCTTCATACTTATCGAACGCTTGTTGAATACTGTTGTACCAGTAAGCATTCATTGGGTTGCGAGCCAATAGGCGAAGCGCAACTGCTTGGGAGTTGAAGAAAGCCAAGGGGAAGCTCATTGCATAACGCGCTGTGTACATACCATTGGTAAGACGACGTGATGAGTAAAGCGTTTCCTCAACTCGACCTAGCGCCTTACGGTATGCAACCTGACGAATCTCATTGTTTACTACGGCTTCTGATACATCGATACCAGACCGTTGTGCTGCATTAATCAGCGTCTTCATTTCGTCACGCACGTAAGACAAGAACAATGGATTACGAACCAATCTTGTTTCAGCAAGTGAAAGAACTTTCCATGCTGCGTTGGTTGCTCCACCTACGCGGGCAAGAATTCGCTCAGCGCCAGTTAGGTCAGAAAGCTTAAGGCTTGGTCCATCAATCTCTTTAAGTAAGTCTGTTCTGCCATATAGCATCGCATCTACTTCTTGATATGTTACTGGACGTTCTGTAATAATCTTACGAAGGTCAGGGTCTGGATACATCGCATAGAGTTTTTCTCTTGTCTGCGCTGCCCATGCTTGCATATCATCGCCAAAGCGTTCTTCGATACGAAGTCTGTATTCCTTACCTGCTGGGCTATATAGCCACTCGACGATTTCAGCGTTGGATTTTTCGCCCTTCATCATCCATCCGACTGGCAATTCAAGTTCGTTACGAATCTGACGGTTAGCAATATGCGCTAACGCGTTCATGTATTCTTCACGGTTCTTGCGAGGAATCTTTACGAAACGAGCACCGTCTGCACGAAGTCTTCTTGAGATTTCTGACTGCATTGATGCTGCATAAAAGTTTGTAGCGGTATCAATCTCTGACATGTAAGCGCCAGCACCACGGACGTTAGGGTCAGCTAATCCTTGAAGTGTATATGTTTGACCATTAACTTCAATAACTTCGCCTTCTTGACCAAGGAGTTTCTTTTGTTTCAAATCTCCTTGAGTATTGGCAAACTCTGTCCAGTCCTTGCGTTCGCGTTGGATAAGCTTGGCAGTGCCATTGATATAATCAGCAAGGCGACTCATCTCATCGAATGCGTCATCTACCTTGGTCTGTAACTCTGTTACCTTATCCTCAAGTTCATAATACTTGTTCTGAACCTCAACGTCATTACTCTTCATTGCTTTGGCTTTTGCTTTATCACGAGCTGCAGTAAGTTTTGTTAATGACTTATCTAAGTCATCGTATGCAGCTTCAGCCTTGGCATGCGCTGTAATCTTAGGTTCTAGGTCTGCTCGATACTTTTCCACACGGAACTGTGCAGATTTAGCCTGCTTACGAGCATTGGCAGCAGGGCTGCCTGGTATCCATTTCTTAACGGATTCTTTTAGAAGACCAGTGTTATAGATGATATTGTCTACGCCAGGAACCGCATTCTTAACAAGCTCCATTGATTCAAGAGCCATGCTTGCACGAGCAAATGGGTCTACCATTGAGTTCTTTGGTATGTATGCAAGACGAAGCAGGTTTAAGTTGCTAAATACCATGTTGGCTAAGTCAAGGAACTGACCAACATTCATGGCAGTTCTAGACCCTATAGCACCTAAAAATTGACCTTGGGTAACCTTTGCACCTTTACCTGCAACGCGACGAGCGTTGAAGATAACTTCAGTTTCAAGTCTACGGAAATCAAGCATCGGAAGATTCTGCGCTTCATTAGATACAGACAAGAAGTTCTGTACATTGATTCCGCCGTTTTCGTCTGGAACAAAACCATTCTTAACAGCATACTCTTTGATACTGTCACGACTCTGGTTCATACGGATATGCCAGTTCTTAATTTGGTTGACAGCGTCCTTGACGTTGGCAACATCTTGCATATCTGTAACGCCATAGTATTTAGCAAGACGACCCATGACGCTTTCTTCAATACGACCAAGTGCGATAGCACGTTGTGTATCGCTTTGTGCATCAAGGAACATCTCAACCATGCGACGCTTGTACTGAGCGCCTTCTACTCCCTTAAGGAACTGAAGACGGTTTAGGTCAGATAGTAGGTCGTTAGCTGCTTCAAACTTACGTGGGTTAGAAATATTAATGTACCCTTGTGGACGACCTGAGCCAGTCCATGCAATAAGGCGTACTGCTCTGTCATAGACACCTGTTTGGTAAACCTGAGTTTTCCAACCACCGTCGGCATCTTGACCAAACATCTTAAGGTCGCCGTATAAAGCCTGTGACTGTATCTTCTTCTTGGCTAAGCCAATCTGCTCTAGCGCTGCGTAGCGTCCTGGGCGGTAGCTTTCGATAACACCCATCTGCGCTTTCTCCATGAAGTCATCTAAAGCGCGAGCAAAGTTAGGGTCTTCTACTTTAACAGCATCAATAATCTTTTGGTATCTGGATGTAAGAGTTGGGTCTAGTGCATCTAATCCGATGTTTGCAAAGTTATCAATCGGTGCTGTTGCGGTAATTCCATAGTTATCAAGATGGTCTGCTGCAAGTGGATTACGTTCAAAGAATCGCTGGAATGCAGCGGTATCTCCACGTTCTGCGAGCAAGTAATCTGCCACATCTTGGTGGTTATCTAGACGCGACATGATTGTCGCGGTTCTGTATGGATTAGATGTTTCAGATACAAGTGGGTTTGATGCAAGCTTAGTTAAATCTGTTTCATTAACTGCGTCATCTACAAGAACTGATAGACCAGTCTTAGTTTGCTGCTCTACAGGCAAAGCCTTCTGTGCAACAATCTCATCTAGTTCGCTTCTGAATACATCCATGTCGTCTGTGGTAGCAAGACGCTTTGGACCTACGACTTTCTTTGCAGTACCACGAACGGCAAAACCAGCACCCTTAGTGCCAAGAGCAGCAAGTGCTAAATCGGTAACGCCAGAGGCTAGGATTCCAGCCCACTCGTCACGGAATGCTTTATCACGTTGACGGTCATCGAATACATCAAAGTCTTTATCAAGAAATGTAGCATTAGTTACGTCGCCAAGAACAGGAGATGTAATTTTACCAACAGCGCTAGCTGCTGCCTGTCCCATAGAAATCTTTTCAGCTTGCTTCTTTGAAAAACGATAGCTTTCAGTTAAGCCACCCTTACCTTTAGCAATAGCTTGAGGTGTAAGTAATGCAGCAGAAACAGTTTGAGTTACTGGCTGTACAACTTTCTCGCCAACAAAGCTAAGTGCTGACATGGCTGGATTAATAATCCTACCAAGAATAGGTTTCTTTGACCCTGCTTCAATTGCTCCCATTACCTTAGGGACAATTGCTTGTTCTGCTTTTCCTACTTTAGTATTATCTTTTTTGAACTTATCGACCTTAGAAAGTTTTGGTTCCTGAGTAGGGTCCTTGACTATAGAAGGGTCATTCCACCATTCTGTTAGGGACATTAGGTGTAGCCTCCTTAGCCGTTAGTTCCTCTAATAATGAAATTCGGTCATCGTCGGATTCAAAGGGGAACTTGGCTAAATCCCAAGCAACTGGAGCCATTTCAAATCCAAGATGTTCAAGGTTCTCTTCGAACTTCTTGAGTATCTTCATTCTGCTTGACTCCGTAAATACTTAACAAAAGCTTTCATAGTTCCAGATGATTCTGGAGAATCCGCAAACTGTGCCATCAATGGCATGTATTTAGCTAGCTTTGATAAATCTTTTAATTGATTATCAACTGGACTTTTTAGTCCTAAAATTTCTCTACCAGGACCAGGACCAACGTCCACACCAGCAGTCACAGGTTCATCTGGACGCTGGGTGGGCGCTGTCAAAGGTACTACGCCTGCCATTGGATTAAGTCGTGGCATTTGCGGTGTAGGTGTTTTTGCCATTGGAGCACCAGCTTGCATATCTTGAAACTCCTTTTGCTCGCCATAAGCAGCATTAGGAAGTTGCTTTGCGCCCTGGCGGTCAGTTCGCTTAGCGAACTTACCTGGACCCGAAGGTTGCATCATTGACATTTACTTACCTACTTCTTCTTTGGAATATTAACCTTTGTTCCTGACCAAATCATTGAACCCTGCTTGTACTTCTTCTTCTTCATAATGTCAGGGTTTGCTGCACGAAGTTCTGATAAAGATAATCCTGCAGTCTTTGCAATACCTGAGAAGGTATCGCCCTTCTTTACGGTGTATTTATCGCTAACCTTTGTAGTTGAGCCACCGCCAGTAGAAGCTACTGTTGGTCTTGTCTTAGAACCAGCCTTGTATGCTGCAGTTCCTGGTACAAGTGATGAGCCATCCTTGCCATAACGAAGTTCTTTAGGCTTGTTCTTTTTTTCAGCCTTTGCAATAAGAGCATTAAGTTCGTCCATACGTTGACGACGAGTCTTACCTACAACACCTAAACTTGCTAGTGATGCAAGTTGAGATAATTGCTGTTGTGCTCCTTGTCGACCTGCGGTTGCTTTACTCTTACCTTTACCAGTAATTTGAGCAAGCTTGTTTTCAAGACGATTAATCTCATCAAAGTCTTTTTTGGTTGAACCCTTAGCTAAGCTAACTAATTCACCAGCAACTGCACCATAAACTCCACCTTTACCAGCAGCTTTAATCTTTCTAAACTTTGGCTTTACATTCTTGCCACCAGTTTTAGCAGGAGCTTTTCCTTCTGGCTTGGCTGCTGCTTTCTTCTTGGCTTCTACCGCTTGAGGTGTTTGAGTTTTACCTTTAGCAGAATCAGCAAGAGCTTTATTCTTAGCTGCAACACGTGCCTTAGCCTCCTCAAGACCTTTTGCTTCATTACGCTTCAAATCTGCAAGTGTTGGACGCTTTGTAGTTGCAGCACGAGCTTCTTGGCGAGCCTTAACTTTTGCTTCAGCCTCAGCCATTCTTGTTCTTTCCTTCGCGCCAGCAGCGTTAGCGGACTTTTTGACAGCAGCTTCTTTTTCAGCTTGTGTCATCTTGGACCACTTATCAGTAGAAATTCCTAGTGATTTACGTAGACCGCTATCTTTTGCTGGAACAGCAGAAGCAGCAGGCTTATTAGCTGACCAGTTCTTGCGTTCTGCAGGTGTCATATTCTTCCATGCAGCCTTATTAGCAGCAGACTTCTCTGCACGAGTCATTGTCTTTGAAGGCGCAGCCTTCTTTACTGGCTCTTTTGCTGCAGTAACTGACTTGGATATTTCACCAAAAGTCTTAGTTGGTTTAACAGCAGCCTTTTTAACTGCAGCTTTCTTTACTGGTGCTTTCTTTTCGAGCGCAGCAGCAGCTTTCTTGACAGCAGCTTTTTTTGCTGGGGCTTTCTTAGCAGGTGCTTCCGCTTCTCCTGCTTTCTTGCCAGCGTATTCGCCAAATTCTTCACGCATGCTCTCACGGAACTTCTCAAGTTCCCTGTTTTGCATAGCATCGTATTCAGCTCTGCTTAGATAAGCCTTCTTGCCAAGTTCTTTCTTGGCGGTATCAGCCATGTCCTTAAGAGCTAGTCTATCTTCAGCAGTAATTTTGCCTGTGATGTCTTTACGTACAGCTTTTACTTTCCCTGGGAAAGCTCTTTTTGCTGCAGCTTTAGCGTCTTTTCTGGCTTGGCGATATTTGTATGGTTTCTTCGCCATGATTATCCTTACTTAAGCTTGTTGTTGTTGCCCTTGATACCCTTAGGGGCTGGAGCTTTAGCAACTTGTCCGAGTCCTACGCCCTTGCCACCAGACTTCTTGCCTGAGTGTCCTGGGTGTACTGGAGCCTTAGCTGCCTTTCCTTGCTTTCCAAACATTTTTTCTCCTTATGCTGGTATTTGTCGAGTTACTCGACCTGCGAGTACTGGATTGCCTGAACCAGTTAAACCTGCTAGCAATTCTTGCATTGCTGGTCTGCCTTGTGGCATCTGTGGCATTTCGCCACCCATACCCATTGGCTGTCCTGGTTGCGCCATCTCTGGCGCTTGTGGTGCTTCTGGTGCTTGTGGTGCTGGTTCTGGCTTGAACGCTTTGGCTACTGCTTCTTCAAGCGGTGTGCCTTTCTTGCGTTCGTCGATAACTGTCGCCATCTTTTCTACAATCTGCATCGGGTCTTGTCCTTGCGAAACCATTTGTGGAATCGCAGCAGCAAGTTGTGAGATGGATGCTTTCAATGAATCACGCATCTCTTCGATGTCAATTGCTCGCTCTTCTTCTCCAGCGTTGAGCGAAATCGGTAAATTACGACGTAGCATTCCTCGTGAAATGAGTTTATCGCCACGTGCTTGCAGACCCCATACCAATGCTCGGTTAGGGTCTAAACCTGCCATCAGTCCGTATTCAACTGTTACGCCATAATTGCCGTTGATGTCGACTGATGGTTTGTACTTTAACTTGTATGGAACTCCATTGGCTGTTGCAGATACTTCACGAGATAGTGTTGGGAAGTATGCTTCATCAGTAGCAAACGCGATAGAGATAGCTTCGCCAATTGCTTCGCCAAGGATTGATTGAATAACTTTAATTTGTGAATCGAATCCAGCCATAAGTGCCTTGACACCTTGACCAGTAACAATAGAACCTTCTGCTTGTCCCGCACGTGCTTGAGGAAAGCGAGTTCCTAGTTTCATTTCATCTGCTAGAACATTGTTCTCCGCAAAAGCGAACTGAGGTACGTCCAGATTAATACGACGAATCTTCTCAGGGGAGTTAGAACGTATAACTGAGTCAGGACCAACGGATAGCTGAGTAACGTCAGTAGGCAGAGCAAGAGGAGCTTCAACAGATTTCTGAACAGCTTCCATAGTAAGAAGCGCAAGACGCGCCTTTGCTGCATAGACTGGTAGTACGTCGTCGAATGAGCCTCGGACTTCGCCGTCAAGCGAAGGACGCTGAGCAATTGCAACTGGGACTCTACCGATTTTGTTTGGTGTTTCGGCAAGAACTGCACCTCCACGACTTGGGATAAACATTACGGTGCGATTCTTGTCAGTCCATCGTACAACTTCTAGAAGTTCATTACCATCGGTACGACCAAATGCACTTGTCTGCAGAATTCTGTCTGCTAGTTCTGGGAACTTGGCTGCTAAATCGCCAGCCTTACGATAATACGAACGGCAATAGACAGATACTTCCCCGAACCTGTCCATGTCGTAATACGCACCCATAGAGTTTTCTACATGGATGTGCGGTCTTTTTTCCTTGAAGTTAGGTTCGACTCTGAAAATACAGAAGCCATATGTTCCCAACTGGTCTGCGCCACGCAGTAGCTCTGTTCCAAGACGAGATGAAGCAACATAATAGTTTGCAATCTTAGTTCTCTTATCAGCCTTGGTACGCTGTGAATCATCAAGGGATGAATCTCCAGCAGCCGTTATGGTAGGTAGTACACCTGCCTGCTCAGAAACATCACGAGCAACCACGTCAATAAGGTTGGCGATGATAGGTCTAGACCATGTTCCCTCTGGGAACAAACCACGAAATACCTGGTCGGCGTTACCTGAACGGACCAAGGCGACTTCGCGCATGCGCTTATCGCGCTCAGCATTACGAGCTTTTAATTGCTCATATGCGTGTACAAGTTCTTTCATTATCACAATCTCGCTATTCGCTGTGCAGCAGCTAAATCATCTAGGTTAACAATGTACCTATCTTCAATTTGCTTCTGAGGTGTAAATTCGTTTTTCAAAAAGTTTGGTACATTTGCTGAAGTTAATAAAACATCACGGGCTACGATTTCACAGAACCAGAGCGCCATCACAGCGTCCATCTTTAATCTCTTGCCTTGAACTCCTGGTTGCCAAACAACCAGTTGCTCTATTAACTTTTTGATATGTTCATTACGTGAAGCGTCTGGCAATTCAATCATGTTATCGCCAGCATGCTTTAAGTTGTTATTGTTTCCGTCACGTTTAATAACGGTTCCAAACAACGGAGCCAGAGAAGCTACACCAAACTCTGGGTCTTGTTTATTATTACCTGTGTAGTGTGGGCGGTAGTTAATACCGCGGGTAGACAAGAAGTTTCTAATCTCCTCGTCCTGGGTCAAGAAAAGCTGAAATGCGTTGGATTCAACGATGACAGTATGAGGCTTGTAAGCATCAGTCCATTCTCGAATCAAAGACCGAATCGCTGCAGGTGTGGGGCTGCTCATGACGTGAACGTCCATGACATAGCGCTTGTGTGTTCTGCGGTCGACTGCGTAAGCAACTGCTGCCGTGTCACCAGACATGGCTGGGTCTATACCAATAATGCGATAGAAGTTCTGTGCATTTTCAGGATGACCCGCAGCGCCTGCAACTAACGCACCCGATTTTCTCATTCCGTTGACTGCGCCTCTAACGCACATCGGGTCGAAGATTGCATTCTCTGCGATATCGAGGTTCTGGTAAACCAAAGACCATTTGGAAGGACCAGCCTCATTGCGGACCGCAGTAAGACGCGGTCCAGTCCATCGGTCAAAATAACCATTCTCATCTGGGGTATCATCCTCAGTAAGCGGTTGTTCTGACTTGCCCCAAAGGGTTTTCCAATCCTTCGGGTCGTCTGCGTATTCTAATACGGCAGGCATGGACAAATATGACCACGGTACGATTCCGTCCGTGTAATGTTGAGTGTTGCGAAGTTCTTTATATAGGTCGGTTGCAGATACGCGAGTTCCGACAACAAGAAGCTGACCCCCGCCTGGTGGTAGACGAGAGGCAACTTCTTGTCGAATCCATTCTTGCTGCTTAGCCCACTCTCCCGCGTTAGAGAGAGTGACCACGTCGTCAAGTACGATTAAGTCGGCGCGAGCGCCGTATACTTGACCGCCCATACCAATAGCTTCTACGGTAGGGTCTTTAGCATCTGATTCGCGGACATCCGCTCCCAGATAAATCTTGTTAGCCGACCACATGTCGGCGGTAGCTTTGTAACCGTCAGTAGGACCAAAGGCTGCTTGTAGGTCTGCATACCGAGGATGGGTCAGGCGTTGCTTGATAGCATAAAGAAACTTCTTAGCCTGCTCTTGGGTTTTGGAAATAACAATCACATTGATGTTGGGATTTTTAACTACGCGGTAAGTAACGTAGTTAATCGTGATGGTCATAGTCTTGGCATGGTTTGGTGGAACATTTACCAAGAGGCGGGATAACCCCGCCGACCCTTTTTCGTAAGTCATCGCTTGGTGTAACCAGCGAGGTTCCTTACCTTCCAACATATCGACCACGTTAAGCATGTGGTCCCAAACTTTGGCTCCCAGGTATTTCTCAGAAAACTCAGCAAAGTCAGATAGACCAGACCGAGCTTCATCGGCGAGGTCAGAGGTTCTTAACCGAGCGTTATCTATATAGGCAGCGAAGCCTTCAGCTTCGCGCCTCTGGGTGTCATACCAAGAACGAGAACGACCAATAACCTTGAGGGCATCGGCAATAGTGCGCCCTTGGCGCACCAAGTTGATTAGTTCTTTCCTGGCTTCTTCGGGGGTTAGATTTCTTTCCAAGTCTTCTCCAGTAGCTGTAGGGGTCTACAGGGGTATAGACAGAAGTATCCCCACTATATGTTTTTAACCAAGTTAAAGCGGGCGGTAAGCCCGCGTTTACGGCTTCGTGGAACTCAGCCGTTACACTTATATAGGGGTCTAGAGCGTCGGCGTGTTTCAAGGGGCGAATCAAACTTTTTTTCTTGGTATAACAAAAGTGCTGGTCAGAGCTGGTTTTCTGGTGAAAATATTTTTGATGATAGTGGGGGGCGGGCGGGGGGTGGACCTAAAAAACCCTGGGGTCGTCAAGGGCGCGGGCATAAAAAAAGGGGGCAAACGCCCCCATTGTCCCCACAAAAAACGTCGCCCGCACAGGAGAAACCCCTCCCCCACCGTGAGTGAGAGAGGGGCTTGACCTGACTATCTATAGAGCGATTCGCTTCAATACTACACGAAGTGTAGAGGTAACGATGCTGTATTCCGCGACCCCGCGATTCTCCGCGATGTCGAACACTACGCCTACGCGACCTTTACCGATTGGAACCAAGTCCCCAATCTGCGCGAACTGAAGGGGAACTAACTCGAAATCAGGAACGCAATCGATGGAAGGGATTCCATACGCGTCCTTCGCGTCCTGAACGTATGCCTTGAGATTCACCATCATGTCGTCGTGTGTCCATGCTGTAACCATTGTCGTGCCTTTCGTAGAAATCACCGAACCCAGCGTTCAGCGATGGAATACAGACTACACGATGAGCCCCACACCTGTCAAATCTGGCTGTCTGGCTGAGCGTAAATACGGCGTGTCTAACGTGACCCATGACGTAACACATGACCCGACACACATGGCACATGACATACACGCCACACCCACATCACGCGCCTGTTTGTACGCATAGCGTATGTGTTGGTAATAGCTCGCACGTGCATGGGCTATTCATAGCGTATACGCATCTCAAGATAGCAGAACGTAGTTCTGCTTATATATGTCGAGCCAGTCGGAAATCCCGACGGCAGAAAGGAACCACCATGAGAAAAGTAGCAACCGAAACCCTGAACGGTGTCGTGAAGAACGGCACTGTCCACATCTCCAAGGCAGACGACAAGCGCGTCTTCGCCAAGGTCCGCATCACCACACCAACCGCCAAATCTTCGAAGAAGATTGAGGCAATCCTCAAGGCGATGGGGCAATACCCAAACTTTGACAAGGTTCTCGCAGCCGTGCTCAAGGTCGAACCAAACGCATACCTAACACTGAAAGGCGGTGCTCGCTAATGAGTAACGACACAATCCTCTCCATCCTGTTCATCTGTTACACAGGAATGTGCCTCGGAATCGGGGCTCTCGCTGGCATGATGCGACGCGACACAGAGTGGCGCAGGCATCTCTTGATAGCAGACCATAGGTCTGCTGATTTAGACCAACACTGGGAAACGGCTATTCGTGACTAGTGAATCAACCAACCCGACGGAGGTGGTCATCAAATGCGGTGACTGCCTCCGTCCCGAATGCAAAGGATGTGAGTACTGATGGAACGTAACTGGTGGGAGATTCCCGCTGTCAAATCAATGAGCGACGTAGTCGCTGAGCAATTCGCAAATGACTGGCTATTGGTCGTTGAAAACGACCATGAAATGTGGACTCAACTAGTTGACGATGTCAAAGAGTTGGACTGCAACCAGATAGCGGTGACCGCATACCTGCGCGAAGAGTGGGATGTACTCATCGACCAAATGGAAACACAAGTTTCCAAGATTTCTGACGTGGCTGGATTACTGCTACGCCAGATGCTCGTGATGGGCGACCGCCCATTCGAGTTGATTGCTAATCATGTGATTAGCACCGTCAAAGAAATGGAGGCACACAATGCCTAAGTACCTGGTATGGCAAGAGCGCTCGTTCAGTTTCTACCAAGAGGTAGAAGCACCAAGCAGAGGTGAAGCAATCAACCTCGCAGATGAGCGTGGCGAATGGGAGCGCGACGACTCTCAGTCCGACATCGTGTACCACTACGAGGTCGAACTCGTACCCGACCAACCTGAGGTCGATGACCTCATCAAATCAGAGGAGGAAAGCAATGGGTAACAACATGTCGCAAGACCTAGCGGAGAATGTCATAGACATTCGGCAATCAATCACCATCCAGTTGCGAAGCAACCACTATCCACCAGTACCACTATCCATGGTGGAACCATGCATCGAAGCAATCTATGCGGTATCGGAAGGCGATACGCAGAGAGCAATCCAACTACCCGACGGCGTAACGTGGCGTGGCTCAGTGACAGCGCCTGCGTATGCGATAGTCGAAGGGCATCATCTTGGACCATGGTGTTCATACGATGATAGCGACCACGATGACTACTAAACACATCATGGACATGACGCAGGCTGAGCTCGCGCAGATAACCTGCTTCGGATACGAAGGACATCCCTGTTCAAATCCAATGGATGAATATGGCTGTCGCAATTCCATGAAAGATAACGAGGCATTCTGTGCAGAATGCTGCGCCGATACTACCGATGGCATGTGCTGTGGGTAGTGCGTATCAAGATAGCACATCAAAGATGTGCTTTATATATGGCAACCAACCGAAAGGAGCAACACCATGAAACTCAAGGCACTCAACGACAACTCAATAGATATCAACGGAACCTCATTGCAAGGCTACATCACGATGACCCGACGCTCACTCAACAAAGCGTTCGGTGTTGTCGAGCGCAATGAGTACGCCGACAAGGTCCAGTATCAATGGCTACTTCAGTTCGAAGTATCAGGACATCCCGATGTCATCGCAGACATCTACGATTACAAGGAGTACCAAGACATTGACCTCGATGCTGTGCATCGATGGCACATCGGTGGCAACTCACCACTGGCTGTTGCCTGTGTCTACGCAGCACTCAACAATCGTGGCGCACTAACCATAGTGCCAGACGATTTCATTTCATACGACAAGGTATTTGTTCCAAACAAATAACGAAAGGAGAAGCAATGCCCAAACTCAAGCGGTCTAATGACCGCAAGGTAACCAACATGGCAACACCGAATGGCAAGCGGTCAGCGCTAGCCAATACGTTCGGTCTGCCTAGTGGTAAGCAGTACTCATGTCCCTATGCAACCAGCATCTGCGAGAAGATTTGCTACGCAGGTAAACTGGAAAAGATGTACACCTCAGTTCGTGAAGTGTTACTTCACAACTGGAATGCGTTACGCAACGCCGACAAGTACGACATGTGGGCAATGCTTGACACCATGATTCTCGATTTCAAATCAGACTGTGACACCAAAGGTGTCAAGAAATTGTTCCGCATCCACTGGGATGGTGACTTCTTCAATGCCGATTACATCTGGGCGTGGAAGGTAGTCATCGAGAACAACACCGACACTCAGTTCTGGGTGTACACACGCAACCCTGACGCAGCTCGTGCGTTACGTGACATTCCCAATCTCTCGCTGTATTACTCTGCAGATGCAGAGAACTGGGAGTTCGCACCGCAAGGTGTGAAGATTGCATACCTTGGTGACACCTTCGGTGCTGCCAAGCAAGCAATGCTAGCCATGACAGGCAAGCCAGGTGCTTCCTGTCCCGAACAACTCAAGCGCATTCCACTCATCTCCGAAAAGGGTGGAGCCTGTGCGGTATGCCGTCTATGTATAGACGGTAAGTCCGACATCCGATTCAGTATCAGCAAACGATAGGAGCAAACATGGAACCATCATTTCGCATCGCACAAGTAGAAACTCTACTTACCTCATACACAGACGCAGTACATCGCAGTGGCATGGGCGACCTTGCCATATGGCAAAGCCTCGACTCTATCTATACACGACCAGACAACTACGAATTAGTGCTCACGTCCACACGTGAAGAAGCCTTTGACCGTATGGTCAAGGACAACTGGCACGTATATATGGGCGACCACTTCTTCGGCATCGACTATGAAACCGTCGATGAAGAAGTACTGAAGTACCTAGTCGACAACCAACTCGTCACTCGCGTAGACGAATCTTGATAGCACATCAAAGATGTGCTTTATATATAGGAAGCAAGACCCAACCAAAGGAGGCAACACAATGGAACAACTAGGAGCAACAATCACAGATGCAACAGAGTCACCCAAGGTATTGGTTGACGAAATCAAGGAACAAATAGCAACACTCGAAGCACAGGTCAACACACTGCGTGACTCACTCTACCGAGAACGAGCTCATGTACGTGACCTCTTCACTGCAATCAACGATGACATCGAGTCCAATGAATGGAACGAAGAGGACACAATCACACTCAAGGAAGTCAGCGACTACCTTGAAGCAGCGTTCTCTAGCAAACTCGTATTCACCAAGGAATACGAAGCGTATGTCGAGTTCACTGTCAAGACCACCGTCAAGTACAGGTCAGAGAATGCAGAATCTGCACAAGAGATTGCGGACTCTATCGGACTAGACCTAGACGAAGATGATGTCAACTACGATGGCGCTGCCGAGGTCAGCGAGTTCTGGGTTGAGAGCACACGAGTCCTATCCGTAGAAGAACAATAGAAAGGAAGCACATGACAACCGACACAATCAAGTCAACACCCAAGCGAGGTGACCGTTGCGCCAATGGTGCAACCATCCTCGACATCAAGAAAACTACAGGCGATGGATGGATAGTCCTCTGCCTCTTCCCCGAATCTCAGTACCACCCATTCGTAACATGGTGGGCGTTCTGGTCTGAAACAGGCGAGCTCCGCACACTAATGGGTCATTACCATGACCAACTCTCCCAAGCAGTTGTTGACTTCGACAACCGCATATGAGATACTCTCTCCCAACCAACCAACAAACGAAAGGAAACACATGACAACAACACGCAGAATGCATGCCAGCATTGCTGGCTCAGCAGTAACAGCAACATCCGCACAAGACGCAGCACAACAGGCTGGTCTTGACTGGCACGTATCACTGGCTGACCTCGAAGCCCTAGCCGTAAACGACGAGGGCGTTAGCCGAATCAAAGTGCCTGACCGATTCGCAACTATCCGCACCGACAAGGATGGCGGACAGACTGCACTCGGTACTGTAGGTACACGTTACAAGGTGTTCCAGAATGGAGAGATGTTCTCCGCACTGGATGCACTGGTTGACTCAGGCGAAGCACGATATGCAAACGCAGGTGAGCTGCGTGGTGGTGCTCAAGTCTGGATGCTCTTGGAATTACCAAGAGAGGTCAAGATTGCAGGTGACCCACATGCTGCATACCTACTAGCACGTACCTCACACGATGGTTCATGCTCACTAGGTGTGACACCGTTAGTCAATCGACTCTTCTGCTCCAACCAAATCAGTGGCATCTTCCGTAAGGACTGCAAGTATTCCTTGCACCACACAACCAATGCCAAACTGCAAGTAGAGCAGATGCGTACCATGCTCAACGTCATCTATACAGGTATCGAAACGTATGAGATTGTCGCAGACAAGTTACTCAATCAATCGGTATCAGATACGCAAGTAGAGAACATCTTCAAGAAGATGTGGACTATGCCAGCACTGGTCGAGAAGACACCGTACTTCAAACTCAGCACTGGTGAACGACGTACATACAACCGTGTCACTGACGCTCGCACCACAGCGCTCAATATCTACCAGCACAGCAGCACACAGGAGAACATCCGAGGTACTGCATTCGGTGCGTTCCAAGCAATCGTCGAGTACCTCGACTGGAACTCACACAAGTCAGATGCTACTCGTGCAGAGCGAGCAATCTCTGGCAAGTTCGACCGACTCAAGAGCAAAGCTCTTGACCTAGTAACACAGGAGGTAGCATGACCAATCCACTACAGAAATATCTAGACCAGTCGTATGTGCAACCGCCACTCACACCAAGGGTGGCGCAGTACATACTCAAAGCGCTGGACTATCTGCACATCTACTCGCAAAAGCACAACGAGCCTGCTCTTATAGAGCAGCCATTGCACGATGATGCCGAGGCGCTTGTCACCGACGTAATCATTTACGCACCAGAGGAGAATGATGGGCAAACTAAAGAATAAAAATACGCTGGAAGTCAAAGCCTCCCGACTGAAGATTGTTCCAGTCGGGGGCTGGACTTGGTACTGTGGGTATCACGATTCCTACGGATTAGGAGATGACGAGGACGAAGTCCTCTTCATGTCTGGCGCTCACATGCATTACCATATGATTGATGGTGATGTGTGTGAGCTTTACTATAAGGAACACAAGGAAAGGAAAGAAGCATGATACATCTAACTAGCGTCATTCTTATCTGTAGTTACTGCAATGCAGAGATAGAGCGACGCACAGAAGACGAAGCACGTGAGGCTCTGGCTGTACACCAGAACTACGTGAAGTGCATGAAGGAGTACTGATGTCACGTCCACGTCCGACGGAAATCAAGTTGGTTGCAAACCTGCTTGACCCTGACAACACTAACTCCGAAAGTGCTGCGGAACTAGCGCAAGAAATCATCGAGGCTCTGGATGAATCCAGAGGTAAACGTGATGCCTATGTTCTCGTAGGACAACTAGCACGTTGGGCTCCAGTCCAGGCGTGGGGTGAGTTCAGTACAAAACTGCAGGCTGAGAAGTTCGTAAAGAACTTATCGGCTGTAGATAAGAACGAACCAGGCAAGGCAGTAGTCTGTCGCTTGGAACTACCAGAAAAATTTTTGGAAAGGATTGGAGGTAAATAATGTGGACGATTGTATACATTGCCATCGCTGCGTATGTTGCTTATCGCATAGGCAAACGCAAAGGTGAGCAAGAGATGTATCAGTTATGTAAGAACGCTGACCAAGTTCAGCGTGAGTTCTTCTCACGCATCAGCTTGAACTAGAACCATCCGAAGGGGCGGGGGCTTGTGCCTCCGCCTCTTTTTCTTTACGCGCCTGAGCCTGCATACTGTTCAGCATCGTAGCCCAATACAACTTATAGAACTCTTCATCGAATGCGAATCTCTTCATGTGCTTTACTGTTGCACCAGTATGTGCATGAAGTGGAATGCCAGCCTCTCTCATCTTCATAAAGAACTGGATGTCCTCACCGATAAACGTATCCTTATCCTTATTCGCTTCATCCATTGACTCAATAAAGAATGAACCATCGCCATGGAACTGACGCATCTTGTCAGCCACTGACCGATGCATAAGCAAGAATCCAAACCCAGCGTAATCAACCTTCAACAACTGGTTGAATGGCAGAGGATGGACGTAGGACATTAGGTACTTGTCATCCTCATGTGCCATGAACAGCGCAGGATATGGCTGCATGATTGAACTCTCCATCTGCTTAGAGATGAAGTAAGTTCCGCTAACAACAGGTCGTTCGACTTTATGAGCTGAGTCCCACACTAACTTGAGAGCTTCGTTCGTAAGAACGATATCGCTATCAACCCAGAGCAACCAATCAAAGTTAGTCTTGGTATGCCAGACATCGAATGCAGTCTGACGTTGCCTGCCTATCTGATTACCTTGCACACGTTGTGCGCTAGTAATAGGTAGCCCAGCAGTTAATAGCGTGTACACCACACCTTCCATAAACTTGCCATCGACTGTTCCATTGTCACACCAACAGACCATTATCTGGTCGTTAGATTCGCTGGTAATAGCTCGCTTCGCAGGGTTGCCCGACTTACCCATTGTGATTTCCTCCCCATCCAGTTCCTTTGAACTGTATACCTGGTGCTGTCCACACACGTGTCATGGTTCGATAACACCTATCGCAGTCAGGACCAACCTCAAAACGTACATTGAATTCTTTTCTATGCAGACACTTCTTACATTCGTATTCGTATGTAGGCATTAGCCCTTCTTCTTTTTCTTTCGTGCAACTGCAGCGTTGTCTATGAGGTTTGGGTATGGACGACCAGCAGCTTTGGCACGAGCACGTGCCTGAGCTTTCTCTTCTGGTGTTAGTGGTGTTGATGTCTTCTTTGGATTGGTTGTCTTCCAGAAAGGTTTCTTCTTCATTAGTATGGTGTTGCCCCTCCGAGATATTCAGTTATATCTCTTAGTCCCTTGTTGATAATCTGCTCCACTCTTTGTGGAGAGATGTCCCATTCTTTTGCTATCTCTGCAAGAGATGCATCGCATGAGTACTTACAGTTAAGTATATTGTAGGTACGCAAGTCAAGCTTCTTCATTGCCCTGTCAACATCAGCCAACATAGCCAGCAAGTTATTGCCTTCACTAGCCTGACGTTTAGCTTTTACGCCATGGATATCTGGGTCCATCACTTGGTTAGTTAACTGTGCGTCCTCAGAACCAAGCACCTTGATAAGAGTTTCAATCATAGCCAGGCGATAGAAGTACTCATCGCCCAGCTCATAGCCAAGCGCACGAGCTTTCTCCTTGCGAGCGTATCGCTCGCCTGCCCTACGGATGAACGTACTGAATGCTTTATATCCCTGCTTGCGCTCTACTTCATCCTCACGCATTAGGTACTCGGATACTTTATCCTTACGCTTCCACGCATATTCATTCATGGCTTGCTTGACATCTTCAAGCTCAACGAATCTGTGATATCTCTTCGAGATACCCCAAGCAATCGTGCTTGTTATGTCATTGATTGCAGACCAAATCTCATGGTCTTTATCTATGTTAGTCAAGGGACTTCACCAAGTATTCGACAGACCTAAGCATTAGCTTGATGTCATCGTTAAGTAAACCAAGAGCACGATTATGATTGGAACAAAGCAAGCCACGCACCTTGCCAGTTGCATGGTCGTGGTCTATGTCAAGAGCTCGCTTGCCTTCTGGCTTCTTGCCACAGATGTGGCAACCACCATCTTGTTCTTCAAGCATACGTTCGTAATCTTCCACGCTGATTCCGTACATACGGATGCGGGAGATACGCTGCTCTTCGTAAGTTTTATTTCTGTTTCTCGGCATACTTAGCCCACACTCCACGCTGTACCATTAGTGCGATGATGGCATAGTTAGCCAGGTCAACAAACGAATCTTCAAGAGATTCGTTCTTAGGTTTCTCTGACTTAGGACTATAGATAAGATTCTTTAATCTCTCTATCTTGTCCGACATGCGTACCATCAGCCCATTGGTTGCGCCACCTGGCGCATGCCAGATGTTGTATGGACCGTAATCAATTTGTTTCTTTACTAGAATCGCAAGCAATTCATCGTAGATTTTTTGAGCATCCTCTTCGAATTGCAGGATGGTAGTATCTTCAGACAACGAGCTCCCTCTATTCATCCAGTGCGTTAATCAACTTAGTTAACGCTTGAGCTCCTTGGCTGACAATTATACTATTGATGTCACTATCAGGTGGTAGCGACACGCGGATGGCTTGAGGTATTGCATCAGATAAACGGCGGGCTAATTCCTGCCCTGGATTAGACCCATCTTCTTTAACATCATTATCGGTGGCTATAACAACGCGCCCAATGCCGTCAAAACAACGGCTAAAGTGAGGCTTCCAAGCATTAACGCCAGCCACAGCGACAGCAGGATGACCAGCAAGGGTAGCAGATATCGCATCAATCTCTCCTTCTACAATCAATACTTCATGGACAGCATGAAGGATAGCACTGACGTTATATAGGTGGTGCTTCTGACCAGTTGGAATCATATACTTTGGGTCACCGTCATCTATACGGCGGAACTTAAACCCAACAACACCAGCCTCAGTTATGTATGGGATGGATAGGTGATGCTTCAGCCTGTCCTCATGACCAGGTGCTGGGTCAACCACATACCCAAGCTTGAATCGTTCGGCTCCGTCAAGGATGCCACGCTTCTCAAGGTATGCCTCAGCTGGTGAACCAGCAAGGGAATCGTGATACGTGTTGGCTGCCTTAGTCCAAAGGTCTATGAGCTTTTGATTTGGTTTCATTTCTTTTCCTGCCTATGCACTACGAAAGGAGGAGCAGTATACACATCATTCTTCGCTGCAATCTGCAACGCTTTCTTCCAGTTAGCACCAGATGCGATAGCACCTATGGCGTAGGAAGACCCAGAACCTAAGCCATAGATGCCATCATCGCGTAGGAAGACTGAGTACGTATCATCTACCTCATAGATGGTTCCGTTCACAGCCATTAAAAATAAAAATTCATATTCATCTGTCTTCTCATCATGAACGAATCCGTTATCACGTAAGCATTCACGCATACTTGGGATGACAGTTGTAATCATAAAGTGGTAGGTGTCTTTTGTATTAGCTGGTATGGCTGGTGGTTTCCATATGTGTTGGACAATGTCACATGGCTGAGTTGTGCCAGCACCAGCGATTAGAAACTTACCGCGTTTAGTAATCTTAGTTACGATTGGATGCGAGTAAGGGCGACCCTTCTCAGTTGTGGTTCTACTGTCGGCTGCAATCAAGCAGCCGTCTGGTTCTTGGATGCCAATAATTGTTGTCATCTAACTGACCGCAATCTAGGTGGAGTCCAACGACTACTGGACTTGCGTCCACGTGTCGGAGCTGCGCTCTTCGACTCCTTACCTATGTTCTTCTCTGCCCATTTACGAGCGTCTGAGTATGTTAAGTTTTCACGAGCCATGACAATCTGTATACCAGCGCCACGTCCGCTGCATGCATAACATACCCAGACACCCTTCTCCGAATTAACCGAAGCAGACTTATGTGAGTCATCATGTACAGGACAAAAGATGGATTTGTCCCCACCTAGCGGTAGGTCTAATCCGTAATGACGAAAGACTGCTTCAAGAAATTCGGGTTGGTTCATGACCTAATACCAATTCCTTTCCTGGTGAAACCTGTACGCTTCGCACCAAGTGTCGTATCGATGTAGCACATACTTGTGTGCTTCTTCTGTTTGTTTGAGTAATGACCACCCTGGTTTTGCCCAGAGTAATTGCCATACTCCACGTGCTCCACTCGACTTGTTGAGGGAGTCCACGTTGTATCGGCTCTCCTTGTATGCAATGCGAATCGCACACTGAGCCTCGCGTTTGTTGGTTGTGACCTGTGTTAACGCTAACTCCACTCGTTCCTTTTTGTCCGTGACTACGGACAACTTCTTCTCGAATGTAAGTTCTGGCGATAACGCTTGGGCTGGTGCTGCTATTGGCAGCATCATTCCAAGTATAGTCACTAGCACTAACCGCATAGTTACCTCTTTTCATTTTGTGAAACTCTGTCACAGCTTCACTGATGTCCATTGTAACCTGCCTGTTTTAGCAGATTCACCCAGAGTTCCGCAGGCATTACTGCATACGACTCTGAGATATTAGATGTGCCACGCTTTTTTATTAGCACAACTCCTGTTTCCGCATCCGCATGAATCATCTCATCCTCAAGTTCTTTTAGATAACCAGGGATGTTGATGCGTTTTTCATTCTTGCATTCTATAACAACACCATCGATACCATCAATGTCACCCACATCATCATGGCGACCAGCACCGTAAGCTCGTTCAGCACATGGGTAGCCCATGCTGATGAGCCATTTGACTACGTCACGTTCGTACTGTGAGCCTTTGCGTTTGGATGGTGTAGTCATTAGTACTCAATCGAAATCCAGAATGGTCCAAGGTCTATGTTTGCAGACCATCTATCAATACAAATACCAACTGCAAATCTACTAAAGCTGTATCCAAAATGTAGCCATAACTTGCTGACTCTAATCTCTACTGAATTAAAAGCTTTCATACATAATCCTTTACTAGTATCTCTTGAATAATTATATTTCTATTGCGCCTAATCTTCTTGCGCTCCATTGGGGTTGTCCCGCCCCACATGCCATAAGCCTCATGTCTTATAGCCCATTCCAGACATTCATTCTTAACCACGCACTTGCCACATATCTTGCGTGAGTATGTATATATATCAGTACCACTTCCTCCTTCTTCTGGAAAGAAGAACTCAATACCAATCTCTCTACACAACCCCCTGGTCAAGTCTGGAAATTTCATCTGCACTTCCCTTTCGTAGTAACTTCATTGCGGACAATAAGTTTTCTATAGTAACCAAGTAACCTTTACTTCGGTTCGGGGGAATCTCACAAGTAATCTCATGACCCCAGTTCTTGACTACATATCTTACGTAATCTGTCGGAACCATAATCACGCCTTCTTCTAAGACGAATGCCCAGTAATCAGCTTGCGTTACTGATAAACCAGATGGTTCCCACGATTGGGATTTAAGATACCAGCACTCAACTTCAATGTAAACATTGTTTGTCTTATGCCATTTGCGGTCACGTTTTACTTCAACAGTTTTACCATTAGTTAGAAGTTGTTCAACTAGTTTCTCACCTTCACGACCATATGAGAAATCTAAATCGAAACTTGATTTAGTTACTTCCATTGGCTCATCGTCCTTGCTCTAAACAATTCTGTCGATGAGTTATACAGAGTCATCTTGCTAGCTTCTGCTGCTAGCGTTATGTACTCTTCAGCGTTAGGGTCAGCTTTACCGTGGCGATTCTTCACGACAGCCACACGATAAACATTAGCTGCGCTATCCAGCGCCACGGATAAGACGAGTTCTGGTAGGGCTGCAACCTTGCCCATCAGAGCCTTGCGTGGCGCTGGGTAGTTTGGCTTAGACATCTTCTCATTCTCCGACACATGGTGAAGAACGATGAAGGCAGTTTCGTATTCACGAGCCATGTAGTGGAACGCTGACATTGCATCACGCAATGCAGTCCACTCGTTGTCGCTTGATGAAGCGACGTTCATTAAGTTGTCAACATACACCGCCACAGGTGCAGCACCGTGCAGTTCAATCCACGCTTCGATTTCTTCCTCGATGTCTTGTAACGAGGGTGCTGGGTCGAAGGCAAACCGAACATGTCCTGCACCTTCAGCCAATGCATCTTCAAGAAGAACACTGGCTTCAGTATCCATGATTCTCTCAACGTCAGACACTTCTCTGTCCATAATGATTGCGCCTGCACGAGTCGCTATTGTTCTTGAATCAGAGTCCGCTGAGATATATAACGCTGGAACTTTGGAGGCGATGGCGTACCACAATGCAATCAGTGTCTTACCGCCACCTGGCTGTCCTGCAATCAAATGCAATTGAGCCTGACGGAAGGCAACTTGACTTGCGGTAAGAGCAGGAAGCACCTCTGGTAATTGCTTACCAGCAGGTGACTCCACACCGACTACTTGTAGTAGTGAACGCATTGTTAGCCTTTAGTCCAGATTGTTTCTGCTTCAGCAACACCTGGCTTAAATGGCTTTGGTCCCTTGGCTGGGTCAAACCAACCAACGTAAGCCTTACCAGCTTTGGATACGCCCTTCTTCTTGGCGTACTTGCCACGTCCATCTGGTAGGTCTGGGGCATCTGGGTGTCCGTATGTCCACTCATTGCCGTACTTGTCTTTGACTACCTCAATTGATTGAGGTGATGATGACACTGGCTGAGGATTCATGCCAGCATCTTGGAGAGCCTGGATAGCCTGCTCCATGTTAGGTGCGTATGCGTTACCTGTTGGTCGATTAACCAACATTGATTGCAAACCTTGTGCTTCATTGATTGCCTCAACTGCAGCGATTAGATTTGCTTTGAATTCGGCAACACTGTTACCTCGGACGGTAAACAAGTCCTGCCCATTTAGCTTGCCAGTATATGAAAACGTAGACTCAGTCATCTACTTTTTCCTTTCCTTCCCCTTTGTTGTAGGTATTTGCAGAGGGAAATCTTTTGAGCCCATTGCTGGACACTTCTCTTGGAACGAACACATCTTACAGTTTTCTCCAACCGATGGTGGGAACCAACCTTTAGACACGGAGTCATTCATTGCGCCAAATACATAATCAAAATAATCAATACTCAGATGTGACAATTCAAACAGGTCATCAAGCTGACCTTGTCTTGTCATAAAGAATGCCCCGAACTTTGGGCGAATGCCGTATATCTTTTCAATACCGCTGGCATACAAGCCAGCTTGAATCATACCGAATGGTGTCCTAGCACCTGTCTTGAAGTCGACTATTACTAAGTCTTCCCCCACTTGGTAAATGACATCAACGACAAAGCGTACAGGTGTGCCTCCGAAATGCACACTTGCATCCCATTCGATGCCAGGACGACCATCGGGCAGAGTGGCGATTTTCCACCCAGACTGAGCATACCACTTCTGGTAAGCCTCAACCTGCTTGAGTCCATCGCTCTGCCAGAACGCTAGGTCTTCCCCATCTGGGCGAGCTGCGGTCTTACGACCTGCAGTCTTCCAATCAGAACTAGGAATACCTGTTTGTTCTTCGGTAACTCTAACAGATTCATTAAATACTTCAAGCCATTTTTCAGTTAAACTCATCATCATCCTTCGGAGTGTAGTCTGGGTTATCTATGGGGGTTGGGGTAGTCATCGGCGACCCACAGGTCGCACAGAAGGAATCAGTAAACCACATAACAAGCTCATAGTCTTGGAAGATGGCACGGATAATCTGTATGTTGGAGCCACAGTTGATACACTCATTGCTAGGTATCCCCCGCTGGTCAATTAGATTCTTGTTCGGTTCTGTAGAACTCATGGTTCAACCATTCCAGCATCGAGTGGACTGCTGAGCCAGCAGCCAAATAAACAGCTGGTTTCTCTGGGACCATTGCGACTTTGCTGAGGTAGTATTTCTGCGGGCAGGATTGCCAAGTAGAAAGCTGACTGTAGGAACGATGTGGGGGTAGTTGATTCATATGCATAGTGTATTCTCCAAGTCGGACAAATCGGGTCCGACACGCCGTTTGTTTTTTAACCAAATCCGTGATAAGTTTGAGGGGTGGAGGGCGGGAAAGGCTCGCCTCAGGGCGAGCCGTGAAAAGAATAAGACATGGGATGAATTCTATCCAAGGTTCAATGAACTCCACGGACATTACATAGCAAGGTTCCACAAGAAGATTGACTACGCAAAGATGGACCCCAACTCCAGGGCTTGTCTACCAGACAAGCGATACTGGGAGGGATGGAATGCAGGATTAGATTGGGCTCATCGAATAGTTGATGGGGATAAATCAGCAGATTAAAAACAAAAAGAAGGGGGAACCGTTATGGTTCCCCCTATCTCTTTGGCTCCCTACCATTCAGGCGGAGCAACTGCGAGCGCATCCAGCGTGGCTAAGTTGATGCACCCGACTGCTGGAATGGAAAGCGTATGCTGCAAACCCTTAAGCACTTCAGCCAGGGGAGCATCTAGCACATCATCTCCAGCTATATTCAGCGCCACTCGGACTTTCTCTACCAATGGGTGGCGCTCACCTGGACTAACCAGGGATATTAGTTTGTTCTGTTCCACTATTGAATTGGAACTTCTGTATCAATTGTCTGCAATTGAACAGTCACGATTCCACCGAATCCTGCTGCGAATGAGGGTGGAGCAGTCTGCTCAAATTGGATAGCACGGATTGTACAGACTCGTTCTTCTCCCGAAGAAAAGTCTTGGAATAGTACCGCGCCTCCATTTTGTTCAATGCGTTCCAAATAGTTAATGCGTTCCCATGGGTTGGATACTCTTGTAACTCCATTGGAATCGCGCTCCTCTTCGTAGCATAGTAATGGAACTGTAATTGTACGAGAACGAAGTGGTGCTGGTAGAGCACGACACTGCCATTCTTCTACTGTCGGACCAACGGTTGCATTGCTGGTGCTTCTAGTTAAAGTTAAAGTAATTTCAAAGTGGTCTGCTGGTTGCAAGCTTGCAGAAAGTTGGAAGTCAGTTGACCCACCAAGTGGGATAGATTCAATTGCAGAAGTATTTCCATCCTGGTCTGCAACAGAGAAACCAATGGTTCCACCAGTTCCATCTGTTCTTACAGCGAGAGATACTGGTTGTTTATTTTCTGCAGTACCCCAACGAACCCAGCCAGAACTAATAGTTCCAGATGTAGCAAGTTCGGTTGCATGCTCAACCCATACTCCAGATGCACCAACCATAAACTTACGTGCGGTTGTGCCAATGAAAGATACACCTATAACAT